TCTGATCTGGGACGGAGTAGGCCAGGCGGGGCTTGAACCCGCGACCGACGGATTATGAGTCCGCTGCTCTGACCGGCTGAGCTACTGGCCCTGGAGCGCGATCCGGTCTCCCCCGGTGCGGGGTATGCGAGGTGGATCGGCCGCCGCTCAAACTATCACGCACGCTCCGACGTTCACGCGCGGGTCCGCGGCCTGCTCTCACCCCTCCTGCGTTGTCGACGCCCCGCCGCCGCGCGTGTCCCCGGCACGTTCCCCATCGGCCGCGACCGGCTCCTCGCGCACGATCCGGATACTCGGCCGCTCCCCGGCACGGGACGCATCCATCCACGCCTCGAACACACTGCCGCCCGGGGCGCCAACGGACCGTGTCAGCAGGTCACCGGATCCCACGCGGTACTCGATCGCCCGACCACGCGGGGCAGCGGGGCCGCGTTGCTTCGCCTCGGCGATGGCGTCCGTGTAGGCGCGGCCGGTGTCCTTGATCCTCCCATGGGAATCGAACAGCCCCAGTGTGTGCTCGACCGCGGGGAAGTCCGCGAGGTCGGGGGAGACGTCGTGGGAACACCACCAGGTCACGCCGTACAGGTCCGGGCAGTCGGTCACGTTTCGGACGGTCTGCTCGACGAACCACGGTGCGTCCTCGGCGGTCATCACGTTCAGGGGAGCGCCGACCTCCTGCAGCCACAGCGGACGGTCCGGGGTCCGCGAATATCCGCGAGCCACCTCGATGTAGTACTCGGCGCGGTGGGCGACCTCGTAGGAGTGTCCGCCGTAGCGCTGCCCGGTGCCGTCGAACACCCAGCAGTGCACCACGGTCGCATCGCCCAGGGTCGCCGACTGATCCGGGGTGAAGGAATGGTCGTCCATGAACCACGTGGCGTCGTAGTTCGCGACCGAATGCAGGCCGTCCGGTGCCGACTCCCGTGCCGCATCCAGCAGCGTCGCCGTCCAGTGCTCCGCCTCGGCGACGGTGAGTTCGTGCGGGTCCGGGTGCCCTGTCACGGAGAACTGGTCGGTCTCGTTGCCCGTCGAGAGGCCGATGAGGTTCGGGGCATCGGCCAGGGCGGATCCGAGTTCCCGGACCAGTTGCGCGGTCGAGGCGACGACCTCCGGATCGGTGAACATGTTGCGGCGGTGCCAGCTCAACAGCCAGGCCGGCAGGAAGTCGAAGCTCGACATGTGTCCCTGCAGCACGTCCACCACGACATCCAGGCCCACCCGGCCGGCGACATCCACCACGGCGCGTACGTCGTCGAGCGCTCGCGGACGAATGAGGGTCCGGTTCGGCTGCAACAGGGGCCACAGCGGGAACATCCGCACATGGTCGATCCCGAGACCCTTGAGGGCCTCGAGGTCCTCACCGACAGCGTCCAGATCCAGGTCGAGCCAGCTGTGGAACCATCCGACCCGGGGCGTGTAGTTGACACCGAAACGGGGACGACCGGTGTCCGGCACGTTCGCAGGTAGGGGCATGGGGATTCGTCTCCTGGGTCCGAAGGGGTGCACGAGCGGGTTCGTGCGCCCTCGACCATACATCCGATGTCTGGACCCGTGGCGTTCCGCACACCTGCGCTCACGGGTCCATTCCCGGTTCGCGAGGGTGGCGGTGGCCTGCTAGAGTCGTGCAGGTCGCGATCCCGCGTAGCTCAATCGGCAGAGCATTCGACTGTTAATCGAACGGTTGCTGGTTCAAGTCCAGCCGCGGGAGCCCACCGGCCCCGTCATCATCTGGTGACGGGGCCTTTCCCGTCCTCAGCCAATGAGCGTCAACCCCGCACGCCCACGCGATCAGCGTCAAGGTCGCGTTGTTCGGCGTCCGCTGGCCTCGCTCTGCCGCGCCCAGAGTGCCACGTGCGACCCCGGCCCTCTCGGCAAGCTCGCCCTGATCCAGGCCCGCGTGCTCGCGCGCGGCACGTAGGCGGATCGGCAAGGTGTTGATGTCAGGGACGACGCCCACACTGTGCGGTTGCTGTGTCATGTGTTCAACCTAGAACAGGTGGGGGACATTGCGCTAGTGGCTCGACACGCCGGGGCTGTCAAGGTTGACCAATAGATCAAGCCGGCCCTAGAGTTGCCCACATGATCAACCTTGACCTGATCTCTACGCGCGAGGTCGCGCGCAAGCTGGGGGTGACTCCACAGACTGTCGCACGTCGCGTCCGCGCCGGGGAACTGGCCCCAGCGGTGCGAGGCGTAGGCGTCCGTGGCCCGCTCTGGTTCGATGCTGAACAGATTGAGGCCCTGGTGTCCGACACCACCCCCAACGGCGAGGAGGCCGGGGAGTGATTGCAGAGCTGATCGGCTACGGCCTGTGCTGGGTCGCCCTCATGGTGTGCGCGTCTGCTGCCGTGCTCGGCGTCGCCGCGATCCTCCGAGGGGAGAACCGATGAAGTGCCGCCACGTCGGATGCACAGATCCCGCATGGACGCGCGGCGTGTGCCACTACCACCACGCGGTCCTGATCCGCGCCGCTCGAGGTCGCACCATCACGCATCCGTCCCGGCCCCGCCGGCGAGCCTGGCGACGCTCCACCTTGTGCCACGAGGGCACGACCTACTCGTGCATGCGGGACGCAGGGCACGACGGTGCACACGTCTACTGGGGTCCCGAGGCACTCGAGGTCTGGCGATGACCTTAATCCCACAGGGCACGCGGCCGGTACCGGTACTCGCGACCAAAGATCGCCTCGACTCCGACCGTTCGACGCTTGCCCCTGCCGTCAACAGCGACCCGCAGCACGCACACGTTCACCCCGCCAAGCTCGCGCATGTCCTCGTCGTCGGGATCGATGCTGCCGAGCCGGGGACCCGGTTCCGGCGTACCGTCCCGGCCGAGTTTCACCAGTGGGTGCACGCTCCGGCCCTTGCGGACCGCCCAGAGATGGCGCACCCCCGAGACGGGCACCTGGCGCACGAGGTGCTCGAGGTCCACCCGGTCTCCGAGGTCCACGGGTTCACGGATCACCTCGTCCGCCAGCTCGCGCACGGCACCGCTGCCGTGGGACGCCTGCTGGCCGACACCGGCCGGGAGCTGCTGGACACCTTGCACCGCACGGCCGAGCTGCTCGTGCCCCTGTGGACGCGGCCCAAGCGTCCGGTTCAACCACGACACCGCCTGATCGAGAACCCCAAAACTCACCATGCGCACAGTCTGGCAGGTGATCGGTGATGCCCAGGCGCGAATGCACGTGGTGTGACGAGCCCGCGACCACGGCGCTGCAAGTCCAGTTCGTCGGCCCCCTCGCGGCATGTGATGACCCGTCGCATGCCGCAGCTCTCCGGTCACTTGAGACCACCGCCGGCCGTCCCGTCGAGCCCGTGGCAGGTGAGGCCCGGTGAGCGTGATCATGACCGAGGCCCTGCACCGCTGGCGCTCCATGCGAGATGAATTCGAGCTGTACCGGGAATCCGCGTACCAGCAGGCTCACGTCGCGTGCAAGGGCGTGCTGCTCACCAAGGACGCTGCCAGCGCCGGCGTGGAGGCCTACCGCCTGTTCATCGGCCCCGAGGCCCGAGCACTCCGCTACGCCTCCGAGGAACTCCGCACGTGGTGGGAGACCCACCCGCGCGTGACCGTGGCCCAGTTCGAGGCCGCATGGACGGACGACACCTACTACGGCGGGGGGGGGGGTAGGTATCTGACCCGTTGACCCACCCCGGCGCTCTCCCTCACGGTCTCAGCCGGTAACCGATGACCGCACGGATTCATATAGAAGCAATCGCCTGCCGTGGGCGGCCCCCGCTCGGCTGTACCTGATCAGTCACCCGACGGGTTGCGCAGAGCCTCGCACTGTTTCAGTGCCGAGGCTACACGCGCACCCTGACTCGGTATATGGGGGTTCTGGTCCGAGGGCAAACCTGGGGAGGGGACGCTCCGGGAGGGGTCCCGCGTAGCGGGTCCGACAGCCCCGCAGGGGCAGCCCTGGAACGTCCCCCACAACTGAACAGCAGGATCCCCTCTCACACCTACCAGACGCTCCCACGCAGTCCGGACCGGCCGACCCGCAGCAGCAGGCCGCGTGGTGCGGGAGGGCAGCACTCAACCATCCGATGAATCCACAGCCTCACCGATGACAAGAAGGGAAACGCGATGACAGGCCTATATGACTCGGCACCCCAATGCCCGGTCTGCCACCGCGTGCTCCGAGCCGATGGGACGTGCCGCCGGCCCCAGTGCCCCGAGTGGGTACCCGGCAGCCCCGAGGCCCGAGACCTCATCGACCACATCCGAGACTGAACCGCTCTCCGCTGTTACGCCCGCGCAGCACGCACGCCTGTACCTGCTCGAGGCCGTAGCCCCGCTCTACCCCTACCGCCGTGAACTGCTCAGCTCCGTGGACACGTCCGCGACGCACCGCACCATGGTCGAGTGGATCGAGCAGGCCGAGAGCACACGGCCACCGCTCACCCCGGACCCCGTCGCCCTCGCCACCGAGTACCTCGAAGACCTCGCGGACGAGGGCGACGGGGGCGTGTGCCTCTGTCCGCCCGAGTACGTGACTGAAATGGACAACGGTTGGACCTGTCGCAAGTGCGGACGAGGCGCAATCGGGAGCGACTCGTGACGCGCCCGTTCGCTGCCCGCTACCCCGGGAAGTGCGCGTACTGCTCCGAGCCGATCGAACCCGGCGACGAAGTGGTCTACGACGAGGACGAACTGGTGCACCACGCGTGCACGAGCAGCGACGGGGGACTGTGGTGACCCAACGCTCCGAAACAACCGTGCCAATCACGGTCGCAACCCGCCTGCACCTCATCGGCCACCGCGACGAACTCCGCGACCTGGCCCGAACCGTGGACGTGGCACGGGGCGACCTCCGCGACGATGCCGAGAGCACCGGCCTGCCGATCCCCGCCGACGCCGTACGCATGGTCCAGGAGGCCGGAGACCTGCTGATCCTGGCCTCCAACCTGATCGACCCCGACAAGGAGGGGACCCGATGATCGGGCGCCTGCTCTGCCGTATCGGACTCCATCGCTCTAACTACCGTCGTCACTCCAGCATCATGTATCCCGGACCGATCCGATGCGAGCGCTGCCGGACGGTACTCCGATGACCGCTCAGCAGCCTGCACCGCGGCCGACTCTGCCCCGCCTGCTCACCCATACCGAGGTGGCCGGCATGCTCGCCATGACCCCCGATGCCCTCCGCCAGCTCCGGTCCCGTGGTGGAGGCCCCCCGGTTGTCCGCCTCGGTGCCACCGTCCGGTACCGGCCCCGTGACGTGGTCGAGTACATCGACGCCCACGTGCAGCAACCCACGCGCACCAGGAAGGAGAAGCGCTCGTGAGTCGCAACTCGTGGAACCGCATTCCGTACAAGAAACGGCAGTCAATCAAGCAAGTGCTGCTGGCTCGCGACGGACTGATCTGTTGCGTGTGCGGAACACGGATCGCGAGCATTCGCATTGCGACGATCGAGCACAAGCGAGGAAGAAAGCAAGGAGGATCAGTGACTGGTTACGACAATCTCGGTCTCGCGCACCCTAACTGCAACTTCGGTCACCACGGGCAGCGTCACGGTCGAGTCGCGCTCGTGAATGGAGATGGTTTTTTCGCGCCGCGAACGCCAGAACACCCCGCGCCCCATGTTTTTCCCTCCCCCGGGCGCTCAGAAAAAAACAGTGAGAGCGGATGACCGAGAATCGCGCCGAAAAAACGCCCGGATCCGACCGTCCAATCACGTCGGATCCGGGCGGATCCGTGCTGATGCTGCCCGGACTCGACCCACGCCCACGGAGCACGCACGAGTTGGAGCTGGCGACTGAGATCACCGTCCAAGCTCGCCGGGATGCGGGACTGCTCGACCCCCTGGACTCGGCACTCGTCGCTCTCGTCCTCGCCGACGCCGCGAAGCTCGACGCGACAGTCACCCACGGCCGACCGTCTGGCCGCGCGAAGCTCCTGCAGGCCATGTCCGAGGCCCTCGAGGCGCTTCCGTCACCGAGCACTCAGGGACGGGGCATGCTCGCCGCCTACATCGGTGTGCTCCTCGGCACCGCGGCCGAGGAACACGATGGAGCGACCGAGGACGCGCTGCCCATTGCGGATCCCCCCACCGATGACACCGGGGTCCAGGAAGCAGGTGTGCGTCTCACACTCCGCGCCCGCCACGAGGCCGGGCTCTCCACCCGGCAGTGGGCCGCGCACGAGGAGCTCGCGCTCATGGCAGCTCGCGACCTCGACCGTGCGCTGCACGTCGGCGCCCCGTCGGGGTTCGCGCTGCTCGCCTCGGTCATGCAGACCATCATTGAGCGCCTTCCCCGGCCTGAGACCGACGCCGACGCCGGGGACATCGACGCGCTCCTGACCTCCGCGATGGACACGGAGCCATCGATCTTCACCGTGCTCCCGCCGGCCGCTCACCACCCGGAGCGGGACCCGTCGTACCTCACCGAGGGCCACGAAATTGCCGCCGTGGCGAAGGCGATGGGCCGCCACCTCATGCCGTGGCAGCGGAAGGCGCTCGACGTGGCGACCGAGTATCGTCTCGACGCCTGGGGTCGGCGCTGCTATCACTACACGACCGTGCTGGTCACTGTTCCGAGGCAATCCGGGAAAACTGACCTGACGATCCCGCTACAGGTTCATCGAGCACTCACCAGAGGGGAGCCGGCCTCGTGCTGGTACACCGCGCAGTCCGGGCAGGATGCACGGAAGCGGATGATGGACCTGATTGAGAGGGTCGAGGAATCGCTCATGCGGTTGCTGTTCACGTCCACCCGCTCGAACGGCGCCGAGGGTGTCCGTGTGGCCGAGATGTCGGGCACTCACATCACCCGGTTCTCGCCTACCTTCTCCGCGCTCCACGGCGAGCATCCGCACCTCGTCACGATGGACGAGATTTGGCACTACTCGAAGGAGTTGGGGGATGCTCTCCTTGGTGCCGTCGAGCCCGGCCAGATCACTCTCGGATCCCGGGCGCAGACATGGCTCATATCCACGATGGGCACCGTCTCCTCGGACTGGATGAACGAGTACGTGGACCGTGGCCGCGCCAACACCGATCCGGACCTGTGCTACATCGAGTACTCGATGCCAGACGGCATGGACCCGCTGGACCCCGACACCTGGACGAAGTTCCACCCCGCCGTGGGGAACACAATCGCTGTCGAGGACCTTGCCGCGCGTGCAGCCCGGGCAAAGGACGACCCCGGGCGCTGGGCGACTCTGCTCCGCGCGTACTGCAATCGGATCGTGGCCTCGGACGGCACCCTGTTCGACCTGGCGCTATGGGACGATCTGGGGATCGAGGTCCTCGCACCGGACCCGTCTGAGGTCACCTACGCGATCGAGGTCGCTCCCGGCAACTCCGCTGCCGCCGTGGTTGCAGCCTGGATCGATGAGGGAACCGAGCGGCCCTGCATACGCATCGTCCACCAGGCCCCCGGCACGGAGTGGCTGATCCCCTACGTCACGCGGGAGCTGCCCGCTCAGCTCGGACTCGATCCCACCTACGTCGCGGACTCCGCCGGCCCCGTGGGCCGCTTCGTCGCACGACTCGAGGAGCTCGGACACGAGGTCCGGACGCTGACCATGAGCGAGTACGGGCAGGGGTGCGAGGCCGTCCTCGCGTACGCGGGCGTGGATGAGACCCTGATCCACGACGGAACCGATGAACTCCGCACGCAGGCGGGGAGCGTCGAGGTTCGCAGCAGCAACGGCGTCCGGCGGTTCTCCCGGGACTCCCCGCGGCCCGTGCCCGCCCTCATTGCGGCCGCCGTCGCGCTGTACGCCCACGAGCACCCCGCCGAGACCCCCGCACCCCCGATCGTCCTCTGACGTCACCCACAGTCACACCCTGCCCCGGCACCCTGGCCGGGGAGACCCCGCCGGGCGCAGTGTGCCGGCATGTCGTTCCTTTCGGCACTCTTCCGCGGTCTCGGTCTGGCGCAGCGCGCAGCCGATGCCGAGTCCGGCGCGCGCCCTCTCGTCACGCTCCCCTCACGTGACGCGCAGACCGAGGCCACGGACGAGCAGGCCGTGCAGCTCATCCCGGTCTATCGGGCGTTGCAGATCCTCACCACGTCCGCGGGACAGCTCCCGCTCACCGTGGAGCGGGGCGGACGGACCCTCAAGCAAGGCGACCGGATCCCCGCGCTCGTCCGCAAGCCCGATCCCGACATGGACCGGTCCGACTGGATCGAGCAGGCCGTGCTCTCCCTCGCTCTGGACGGCAATCTGTTCCTGCTCAAGAAGGCCGGCCCGGACGGCACGACCCTCTCGGCGGAAATCCTCCCGCCGGCCGAGGTGCTCATCACGAGGGATCCCAAGACGCGGGCGATCCGCTACCACTACCGAGGTACCCCGTACACGCGGGCCGAGGTTCAGCACCAGACCCTCATGCGGCTACCCGGCCATGACCGTGGCCTCGGCCCGATCCAAGCGGCCCGCCGGGAGATCGGCGGTGCGACCGACGTACGGGACTACGCCTCGCAGTGGTTCCACGGGTCCGGGCAACCCTCCGGCCTGCTCACCTCGAAGGCCGCGCGCACCGCGGAGGAGGCGAAAGCGGCACGGGACCGTTGGAACGAGGCGGCAGCAGACCCGGACAATCCGACCGGTGTCCGCGTGATCGGTGGTGACACCGAATACGTTCACCTCGCGCTCAATCCGGCGGACGCGCAATGGCTCGAAGTCCGCGCGTTCACCGTGACCGACCTCGCCCGCCTGTTCGGCATCCCCTCCGCGCTGATGCTCGTCTCCCTCGAGGGCAACTCGCTCACCTACTCCAACGTGGAGCAGGAGTGGCTCGCGTTCACCCGGTTCACGCTCATGCAGTACCTCCGCAAGATCGAGGAAGCACTGACCGAGCTATCCCCGTACGGGCAGCGGATCAAGTTCAACGTGGAGGCCCTGCTCCGGACCGATACCGAGTCCCGATACGCCGGGTACGCCGTGGCGATCGATCACGGTTTCCTCACCCCGACCGAGGTCCGGGCCCTCGAGGGACGCGACCCGCTCACCGCCGATCAACGGGCCGAGGTAGCGCAGTACCTCGCCGCGTCCAGGCCCACACAGGAGGTCACCGCATGACCGCGACCCTGCCCGAGCAGCTCACCGGGCCGGACGGTCTGGCCGTCCGGGACTTCACCGGCATGCAGCTCCGCGCCGAGACCAGGGAGGACGGCGCCCGAACCGTGACCGGTCTCGGCGTCCCCTACGGGGAGGAGTACGAAACCCCGTGGTTCCGGGAGCGGTTCGAGCCGGGCGCGATCACCGATGACTCGGCAGCTCTCGCGTACTACCGGCACATCGACCCGATCGGTCGCGTCACGGCATCCAAGGACATCGACGCCGGCCGAGAGGTCACCCTCACGCTCTCCCGCACCTCCACCGCGGACGAGGCGCACACGCTCGCCCAGGACGGCGTGATCCGTGGCCTGTCCGTGGGGTTCGTGCCCGTGAAGTGGCGCGAGGAACACGACGAGGGCGACGAGCGTCCCCTGATCGTCCACGAGTCCGTACAGGTCCGGGAGTACTCCCTCGTCCCGTTCCCAGCGTATGCGGGCGCTCAGATCGCGTCCGTCCGATCCACCGACCACCACCGCTCCCACCAGGAGGACACCATGCCCACCGCAACCGAGGACCTCGTGACCCGTGCCGAGCACGACGAGACCATGACCGAGGTCCGCGCCGCGATCGAGGACGTGACCCGTCGCGTCGCGTCCGCCGGTGACCCGACGCCGGCCGACATGCTCGCGGCCCGAGCCGAGCAGTTCGCCACGATCGGCGACTACGTGCAGGCGATCACCTCCGAGGGCGATCCCCGGCACGAGGTCGCGATGCTGCTGCACCGTGACATCACCACGTCGGACATCCCCTCGCACCTCGTGAACACGCCCGGCTTCATCGGTGACCTGTCCAAGAAGGTCACCGAGCGTCGCCGGTGGCTCTCCCGGTTCAACACGCGCAGCCTGCCGCGCAAGGGGATGACGGTCGACTACATCAAGACCACCGCGACGGCGACCGTGGCCGAGCAGGAGGAGCAGCTCGAAGAGCTCGCGAAGGGTGCAGGGTTCACCGTCACGGCTGCCTCGTCCCCCGTGCGGACGTTCGGTGGTGCCGAGACCGTCGCCCGACAGGTGATCGACCGGTCCGAGGCATGGGCACTGACCACCATGTTCGAAGCGTTCGCCCTGCAGTACGCCCGGCAGACCGAGGCCGCAACCAAGGCCTACATCGTGGCTCAGGCCGCGACGAAGCTCGCCGGGACCGCCGGCACCGACTACGTGGAGGTACCGGCCGCGTTCGGCGCGTTCGACTGGATCGACTCCGCCGTGGACTCCGCCGGGCTGCTCGACGATCGCGGATACGACCTGCAGGCCCTCGCCGTGTCCGCCGATGTTTTCAAGCGGCTGGCGTCCGAGGCCGGCACGGACGGCCGGCCCCTGCTCACCGTCTCCGGGTCCTCCACCGGCGTGAACGTGGTCGGCACCGCGAACCTGCCCGGCCTGTCCGGTGAGCTGCTCCGTATCCCCGTGGCCGTCCTCAACGGCGCCGCTGCCGGTACCGCTCTGTTCTACGACCCGGTGGCGATCGAGACCCTCGAGTCGCCCGGTGCCCCGTTCTGGCTGCAGGCCGACGGCGTGCTCAACCTGTCCCGCGATTACGCCTGCTACGGGTACATCGCGCACATCGCCCCGCACCCCGGCGCGCTGCTCCCGGTGTCCTTCACCGGCACCACCACCCCGCCCGAGGACTGATCCATGGATCCCGCGACCCTCGCGACGCGGCTCGCGCAACACGTCGGCGCGACCCGCGCCGGCGCCGACCGTGAGACGTACCTGAAGAGCTGTGCGACCGAGGCGATCGACCTCGTGACGCAGATCGTCGGGCAGCGTGAGGTCCCGAAGTCCATCCTCGAGCGCGCCATGGTCGAGGCCGGCGCGGACCTGTACTGGCGACAGCAGGCCCGTAACGGGGTCGCCACGTACGAGTCCGAGGGTGCCCTGGAAACGGTGCGGGTCGGGCTTGACCCGAGTCGCTCGGCCCGTGCCGTCCTCGCCCCATGGCTCGGCCCGGTGATCGCATGACCGGGTATCAGGCCGCGCAGCAGGTAATCGAGGACGTGGGACGCGCTCTCGAGGCCGTGCAGATCGACGCGCTCACCACCCTGGACCCGGCCGAGGCCGGTGCCGCGCTCGGCGCCGGCCGTCCCGTGGTCCTCGCCGGTCCGCCCACGACCACGTGGGAGACCTATCACGTCGCCGTCCACGCGTTCGAGGTCCTCGTGATCTCGACCGACACCGATCCGCTGACCGCATGGCCCGAGCTGGACGCTCTGGCCGAGCAGCTCGTGGAGCCCCTGGCGCTCGACACCTCGCGCGTCACCACATGGCAACCGGCACACGGGGACCCGTGGCCCTGCCTCGTCCTCACCCTCGACACCACCACCACCAGGGAGTGATTACCCATGGCACTGTCCAAGCTCGGCCCCGGCCTGCTCACGTTCGGCGAAGCAGCAGACGCGAAGGAGTTCGGCGTGGCCGTCTCCGAGGCCACCCTCGCCCCCGAGTTCGACTCCGACGACCCGATCAGCCTCCTGTCCGGTGACGAGGTGCCCGGCGACGAGACCGAAACGTGGACCCTCACGTTCACCAAGTACCAGGACTACACGGCCGAGTCCCTCGACCTGTGGCTCTATGACAACTCCGGGGAGGAACTCCCGTTCACGTTCGTGCCCGACAAGGCCGGAAAGCTGCAGGCCAAGGGCCGTGTGGTGATCCGAGCCGGCTCGCTCGGCGGGGAGGTCAAGAAGCGCAACACCTCCGAGCTCGAGCTGCCCGTGGTCGGCCGTCCAGTGATCACGGCGGACTACGCCGCAGCTCCCGAGGGCTGATCCGTGGCCGGGGTTCGGATCGACGGTGCGCGACGCCTCCGCGCGACGCTCAAGCGCGCCGGATCCGACCTATCCGACCTCAAGGCCGCGAACCGCCACGCAGCCTCCACCGTGGCCCCCGTGGCCGCGGCCATGGCTCCCAAGCGGACTGGACGCCTCGCCGCCTCGGTCCGCGTGGGAGCTACCGCAAAGGCCGGAATCATCCGTGCCGGCCGGAAGCGCGTCCCGTACGCCGGCCCGATCCATTGGGGCTGGCTCACGCGACCCAACCCCGCCCAGGGATGGGCCGGCGGACCGATCCGCGGCAATCCGTTCATGACCCGCGCCGCACAGGTAACGGAGCCGACGTGGGTCCCGATCTACGAAAAAGAACTACTGGAAGCAATCCGAAAGGTGAAGGGGAAGAGATGACGATCAAGGCACCCAAGGTGGACGTTCTGATGATGAACGGGGACGAGCTGCAGGCACAGCTCGGCATTCCC